ATGTCCACCGACTACCACCATGGCGTTCGCGTCATCGAGATCAACGAAGGAACCCGTCCGCTCCGCACCGTCTCCACAGCGGTGATCGGGGCGGTCTGCACCTCCTCCGACGCGGATCCGTTGGTGTTCCCGCCCAACAAGCCGGTGCTGCTGACCGACATCCGCGCTGGCTTGGGCAAGGCCGGTAGCAGCGGCACTTTGGCCCCCACGTTGCAGGCCATCGCCGACCAAGCCGACCCGTTGTCGGTGATTGTGCGCGTGGAGCCAGGTAGCACCGACGCCGAAACCACCTCCAACGTGATTGGTGGCGTGACAGGCGGCAACTACACCGGCATGCAAGCCTTGCTGGCGGCGCAAACTCAACTCGGCGTCAAGCCACGCATCCTCGGCTGCCCAGGCGTGGATACCCAACCGGTATCGGCCGCGTTGGCCGTCGTCGCGCAAAAGTTGCGGGCGATGGCTTACATCAGCGCCGGCACCAGTGCGGATGTGAGCGAAGCCATCGCCTACCGTGAGAACTTCGCCGCTCGTGAACTGATGATCCTCTGGCCGGACTTCGTTGCCTGGGATACCGCGAGCAATAGCACCCAGCCAGCGTTTGCTACGGCGCGTGCGCTGGGCCTTCGCGCTAAGATCGATCAGCAGCAGGGCTGGCATAAAACCTTGTCCAACGTTGCCGTCAACGGCGTGACGGGGTTGTCGCGTGACGTCCATTGGGATCTGCAGGATCCCGCAACCGAAGCAGGCCTGCTCAACGCCAACGAAGTGACCACGCTGGTCAACGTCAACGGCTACCGCTTCTGGGGTTCGCGCACCTGCTCGGATGATCCGCTGTTCGCGTTCGAGTCGTCGACGCGTACGGCGCAGGTGCTCGCCGACACTATCGCCGAGGGGCTGCTGTGGGCCGTGGATAAGCCGATGCATCCCTCGCTCATCAAGGACATCCTGGAAACCATCAACGCGAAGTTCCGCGAACTCAAGGCGCTCGGGTACCTGATCGATGCCGGCGCCTGGTTCGATGAGACCACCAACAGCAAGGACACGCTGAAGGACGGCCGGCTGTTCATCGACTACGACTACACGCCGGTACCGCCGCTGGAAAATCTGACGCTGCACCAGCGCATCACCGATCGCTACCTGGTCGACTTCGCCGCCGCGGTCAACAGCCGCTAATCCTTCCCTGAAGACCGGAGACCGCTACCATGGCGATGCCACGCAAGCTAAAAAATCTCAACCTGTTCAACGACGGCGAAAGCTACCTCGGCCAAGCGGTCGAGCTCACCCTTCCCACGCTGACCCGCGTCATGGAGGACTATCGCGGCGGCGGCATGAGCGGCGCGGTAAAGGTCGATTTCGGTCAAGAACCCATTGAGTTCGAATGGAAGTGCGGCGGGTTGATGCGTGGGGTATTGCGCCAGTACGGCGCCACCACCCACAACGCTGCGCAGCTGCGCTTTGCGGGCGCTTATCAGCGCGACGACACCGGGGAGGTGGACGCCGTCGAGATCGTGGTACGTGGCCGACATTCTGAGATTGGACTGGGTACCGCCAAGGCAGGCGAGGACACCGAATTCGCCGTCAAGACCGCCTGCAGCTACTACAAGCTGAGCATCAACGGCGTGACCGAGATCGAGATTGACCTGGTCAACATGATCGAACGGGTCGGCGGCGTGGATCGCCTCGCCCAACAACGCCGCGCGATCGGTATCGCATAAGCCATCGCTTGGCGTCAGCCAGGTTTCCTTTGCCTTTCTTTGAGAGCAGACCATGTCCAATAAGACCGCAACCTCGGCGCCGAACGTGGCGCCGAATACCATCACCCTGGAGTCGCCCCTGAAGCGAGGGGAGCAAACCATCTCCACCATTGCCGTCCGCAAGCCCGGCGCTGGCGAACTGCGCGGACTGAAGCTTACCGATCTGCTTCAAATGGACGTGGCGGCCCTGCAGACGCTGTTGCCACGGGTGACGCAGCCAGCACTCACCACCGCCGATGTCGCTGCGCTGGATCTGGTTGACCTGCTGGAGCTGGGCAGCGAGGTGGTGGGTTTTTTTATGAGCCGGGCGGACCGGACGTCTTCCCCCTCTGCGTAGAAGACGCGATGGCGGACGTGGCCGTGATCTTTCACTGGCCACCCGCGGCCATGGCCGATTGGAGCCTGGCCGAGTTGATGCAATGGCGCGAGCGCGCCCGAATCAGGAGTGGAGCCGAGTGATGGTATTCTCGTGCCATGTTCACCATCATCGTCTTTGCGCTGTACGCGCTACTGCTGCTGGCCATCATCTGCTTGCCGTTGGCGTTGGGCAGCTGGCTTGCGGCCGCGCTCGATCGTTAAGCTCCTTCAAGGCCGTCCGACGTGGCGGCTAGCGCGCTACGGCTGCAGGTACTGCTGGATGCGGTAGATCGCGCCACCGGCCCTTTCAAGCGCGTCATGGCAGGCAGCAAAGGGCTGGCCGGCGCCATCCGCCAGAGCAACGTCGCGCTGAAGGAACTGAGGGCCCAGCAAGCGCGCTTGCAGGGCTTTCGCGACCTGAAGAACCGCGTGGATGGCAGCAGCACCGCGATGCGTGCCGCGCAGCAGCGGGTGCAGGCGCTGAAAGCGGAAATGGCCGGGGTCGAAAATCCCACCCGCCGTGCCAATGCCGCATTGAACCAAGCCGAACGTGCGGCGGCCAAGTTGAAAGCGACCCATCTGGGCAATCTCCGCGCGTTACGCGATTCGCGCCAAGCGATGACAGCGGCCGGCATCGGTGCGCGGGATCTGGGCGCTTCTGAGCGTCGACTGAAAGCGGACATCGCAGCGACCTCCGCTGCCATGAAGCAACAACAAGCGCGACTCGGGGCGATAGAAGCTGCCCGGAAACGGGCCAGCCGCATCCACAGCGCCGGCATGAGCGCCACCGCACACGGCGCTGGCATGTTGTATGGCGGCCAGCGCGTGCTGCGTGGTGCGGCGGCTCCGGCCAGCGCGGCTATGCAGTTTGAATCCGCCATGGCCGATGTCCGCAAGGTCGTGGATTTCGATACGCCGAAAGCCTTCGCGCAAATGGCACAAGACGTGCAGGACTTGTCGCTGCGCTTGCCCATGACATCGACCGAGATCTCGCATTTGGTCGCGGCCGCCGGCCAGGCCAATATTCCGCGCCAGGAGCTGCTGCGCTTCGCCGAAGACGCGGCGAAGATGGGCGTGGCGTTCGACACCACGGCAGAGGACGCCGGCCACACCATGGCCACCTGGCGTACGGCGTTCCGGATGGGGCAGGACGACGTCAACACCTTGGCCGACCGCATCAATTATCTGGGTAACACCGGCCCGGCCAACGTCCGTCAAATAAGCGAGGTCGTCAACCGCATCGGCGCGCTGGGTGAAGTGGCGGGTCTGCAGTCGGGGCCCTTGGCCGCATTAGGTGCCACCGTGGCGGGCATGGGCATCCAGTCCGAGGTCAGTGCAACCGGTATCAAGAACATGCTGCTAACGTTGTCGTCCGGTGCGGGTGCGACCAAGAAGCAACAAGACGCCATGCAAGCACTCGGGTTGGACGCGATGGAAATGGCGCAGGCCATGCAGCGCGATGCCGGCGGCGCGATCTTGGTGGTACTGGAGCGCCTGCGCGAGCTGCCGAAAGCGCAACAAGCCGCCACGATGACGCGGATGTTCGGACGCGAATCCATTGGCGCGATCGCACCGCTGCTCACCAATTTGGAATTGCTGAAGACCAACTTCGGCAAGGTCGCCGATGCGCAGAAGTACGCCGGCTCCATGGAAGCCGAATACGCCGCCCGTGTCGGCACCTCCGAAAACGCCCTGCAACTCGCGAAAAACGCCGCTACCGTGCTGGCCGAAACCATCGGCGCCACTCTGTTGCCGGATATCAAGGTCCTGTCCGAACAGGTGGGCCGTGCCTTGAGCCAGTTCACTGCGTGGACGCGGGAAAACCCAAAACTAGCCAAAGCGCTGATCGTGGGCGCATTGGCCGTGGCGACACTGATCACCGTGCTAGGCGGATTGCTGATCCTGGTCGGCACGGCCGCAATGGGATTCGCCCAGCTACACAAAGGCATCCTGCTGCTGTCCGGCGGCCGCAGTCTGGGCATGTTGGCGGGCAAGGCCCTGCCCATGGTCGGACGCGCACTGATGATATTGGGCCGGGCCATGATGGCTAACCCGGTACTGCTGGCAATTGGCTTGATCGCCACCACGGCCTATCTGATCTACCAACACTGGGACGCCATTGGCCCGCTGCTGAAAGCCGTGTGGGACAAGATCTGTGGCTGGCTGGGCGCAGCATGGGACGGGATCAAGCGCAACGCCGGTGTATTGTGGGATTGGCTGAAAACGGTTTTCAGCTACACGCCGCTGGCGCTCATCGTCGCTAACTGGGACGCCATCAGGGGCTACCTGGCATCGCTCTGGGACAGCATCAAACAGCATGTAACCGGCGCCTGGAATGTCATCACCGGCATCTTTAGCGGTGACGGGGACAAGGTCCGCGCGGGGCTACTGCTGATGTGGACCACCATCAATGAGATTCTTGGCGGTTGGCCGGCAAAATTTATGCAATTTGGCGTCCATCTCATCCAAGGGCTGGTCAACGGCATTGGCAGTATGGCCGGTGCAGTGCGCGACGCGGTCGTGGGCACCGTCACGGGTGCGGTGGACAAGTTCAAATCCTTCCTCGGCATACGGAGTCCATCGCGCCTGTTCGCACAGTTCGGCGACTACACAATGCAAGGGTTTGCCGGCGGGCTAAATCGCAGCCAACAGTTGCCCCTTCAATCCGTGTTGGGATTGGGCGACCGTATGCGCCAGATCGGCGCAGGCGTCGCCTTGGGCGCAGCCGTAACCCCCGCCGTGGCCGTTGACACCCGTCCGCCCCTTACGGCCAGCGGCGCCGGCACCGCCAGCCACTCGGCCACCTACCACATCACCATTCACGCCGCCCCCGGCGTTGACGGCCCCAGCATTGCCCACCAGGTGCGCGCTGAAATTGAACTGATCGAGCGTGAAAAGTCCGCGCGTGGCCGTTCGCGCCTGAGCGACTGAGGACTGCAGGCATGATGATGGCGCTCGGAACCTTCGTTTTTTCGCTGGAAACCGCTGCGTACCAGCAGCTGCAGCGCCAGACCAGCTGGCGACATAGTGGCAGCGAGCGTGTCGGTGTGCGGCAGGCGCGGCAGTATGTCGGTCCCGGCGAGGACACCATCGATCTGAGCGGCATGATTGCCCCGCCGTTGACCGGCGATGTCGCCTCGCTGGAGACACTGCGACAGATGGCCAACGAAGGCCGTCCGCTGGCATTGGTCGATGGTGCCGGATCCGTCTATGGCGCCTTCGTGATTACCTCGCTCAACGAAACGCGCAGCCTGTTTTTTCGCGACGGTACGCCGCGCAAGATCGAATTCCAGCTATCCCTGTTGCATGTTGACGAGCCCGCCGGCACCACGCCCTTCAGTGACGAACCCACCGAGACTGCCGCATGAGCCAGGCGGACTACCCCATTCCTGATTGGCGCGTCACGCTTGACGGTCACGATCTGACCGGCCGCATCGCGCCGCGCCTGCTGGATCTCACCCTCACCGAATCTCGCGGCGGCGAAGCCGACCAGCTTGATCTGCGGATCCACGATCACGACGGTCGCATGGCGCTGCCGAAGCGTGCGGTGGAATTGAGCGTGGCGATCGGTTGGCGTGATGGCGGATTGATCGATAAGGGCGTGTTCCGAGTCGATGAGGTCGAGCACAGCGGCGCCCCGGACGTGATCACCATCCGCGCCCGCAGTGCCGACCTGACCCAACCGATGCGCAGCCGGCGCGAACGTAGCTGGCATGGCGTCACGCTGGGCACTGTGCTGCGCGCCTTAGCGGGCGAACACCAGCTGCAGGCGAAGATCGCTCCGCTCCTAGCCGACATTTCCATCGCGCATCTGGATCAGGCAGGCGAGAGCGACGTCAATTTGCTGACCCGGCTGGGCGAACGCTACGACGCCATCGCCACGGTCAAAGCGGGGAAGCTGCTGTTCATGCCGATTGGCGCAGGCACCAGCGTCGGGGGCGTTGCGTTGCCGGAACCCACCCTCACCCGCGCCGAGGGCGACCAACACCGCTATTCCGTGGCAGACCGCGATCGCTACAGCGGCGTACGGGCGTACTGGACCGACAAGGCCGGCGCCAACCGCAAGTCGATCCTGGTGGGTGACAGCGGCAACGCCAAGCGACTGCGGGATAGCTACAGCAACGAATCCGAGGCCCGCGAACAGGCACAAGCCGAATGGGGCAGGATTCAGCGCGGTGTGGCCGCGTTGAGCTATACGCTTGCGCTGGGGCGCGCTGACCTGTACCCCGAACAGAAGCTCCGGGTGATGGGATTCGGCAAGCCGGAGATTGATGAGGGCCGTTGGTTAGTGGCCCAGGCTCGCCATGCGATTTCCGGGGCTGGAGGCTTCACTACCGCGCTTGAATTAGAAACGACCGACTGATGAGGGAAAGCCCTGCACGGCGGGAGAGCGCCATGAATGTCACCCATTTTGTCTATTGCGCTACCCTGATCCAGGGCCCTAACTCGCTGTCACGGGCTGATTGCCGGCTCACGATTTTCTTATCAATTCTTTCGATCACGGAGATACGAATGCGGAACAAGACCATCGGAGCGGCGCTGCTCATCGCCCCTTTAACCTTTTGTGCACTGGCGGCAAACGCGGCTTGCTGTCCCTCTGACGGCAACGGCAGCCAGATACAACGTATGGGCTTGGGCGAGCGGCGCCCCGCGGCACCTGACTTGGCCATCGACTCAACCTGGAATGTTTATCAGTTCGAGCGCGATGGTATTCGGTACGTGCAAATCAATGACCGCGACGGCCATGTTCGCGCAGCCGTTGGCCGCATTGAGGACCTGTTATGGGTGCTGCCCGTCGGCAGCGATGCGGATCGTGTTTCAACGCCGGGCAACCCTGCTCCGGAATGGGCCAGCGTAGGTCAGGTGATTTTTCGCTCCGGTGACCTGATGGTGCGCTGGCATGAAAGCCCCAATGGCGATGCCTGGTCGTTCACGCTGCCGGAACTTAATAATTGATGACCATCGGCCGAACCCGGCTCGCCGGGTCCTTCGATTCGGCCAATAGAAAGCTGACGTGATTCGCATGGCGGTGCCGCAAGGTGCCGCCATGTGCTTTTACGCGACCTTCCAGCTCCAGTGTAGAAAAGGCCGATATCTGGCTGCGTTGTTTGTCGCGGATGGGCAGCGCTTCCACCGAAACAACAATCCCTTGCTGGCCCCGGCCGCGCCAAACCCGAGCTTTCAACGTGTAGCGCTCCGGATCGCCAGCAGAAAGCATGGCGACGGCATTGCAAGCACAACGATACGCGGTCACCTGCAGGTCAGCGCTCAAGCGTTTCGGCTGCCCAAAAAGCAAACTACGGATGCTCGTACCTCCGGCCCAAATATTGGAGAAGGCTGGCGACTGCAGAACCTCGAACAGTCCATGCCGCTCAATTCGGATGGGATAAAGCAGCGAGGAGTGTTCGTCGAAAATCTGCTTGTGGATGACGCCATGCCGGGTCACATCCATCGCAGCCGAGAAGCGCCCCATGTCTTTCAGCCATTGGATCAACTGCTGCCTTGAGTCATCGATACAAGACTGTATCTGCGCCAGCGCAACCACGCGATCCCTAAGATTGCGCTCGTTCGAAAGGTAGCTGGTGGCGGCTATCTGGAGAGCATACTTCTCTGCCACGCCAAGCTTCCTCACCTTGTCGTAGTGCGCGGAAATGATGGACCCCAGCACGAAAAAAGCGGTAGCAGCAATCGCCATGGCTTGCTGAGCGCCGTAAGTAACCGCGTCATGCGCACCGGGAAAGTTGAAGCTCGGAAGCGCCAACGCCATCGCCAGATTCGAAACGCAGATTCCGACCGCGGCGCCGCGCCAGCCATGCAGCAATGTCAGCGCAACAGACGGCCCAATCATCAGCATCAGGAGAAACTGCCGAAGCTCCGGTCCGATAGGTACCGAAACTGTCACGTAGTACATCACGCCGGTGATGCCTATGGCGATCGCCGCATCGCGGCCCAGATACTTCGGCACCAGTGCACCATCGTTTCGACGGAGCCAGACCAACAGCGGCAGTACGATGACAAGGAAACCGAGATACTGCCCGAGCGACACCCGCAAAAACCTTTCGAATGAGATTTCGGCCACCGGCCCGGATAAGCCGTAATTCAGCGCAGTGTTGCACAGCGCGGACCACACCGCCGTGGCTACTCCCACCAATGTCAGCCACCGCTCTTTATGCTCGATGCGCTTTAGCATCTTTCGGAAGGCCAGCGGAACCACAGAGATCATCGGCAACAACAGCAGTGGACTCAATAGCACCCATTGCTCGCTGTACTTGTCTGCCAGGGGAATACGCAGAAAGTAGAGCGCTGCTGCATCACCGACAAACACATACGGCCAGAATCGAAGCGGAAGAAACAGCAAGCTCGCGGCACGAACTCCGGCAGGCAAATACCATTGATCCAGTGAAAGGTGCCACAGTGCCAAGAACGATCCACAGTAAAGCGCACTCAGGGATAGTCCTCTTGCCGCATCCACAAAACTTGCTTGTTGCATGAAGCTCCTTACCGATTCGTTTCTTGCCGCTACGCGCTGAATTCGTGCTGGCGTAGCAAGCTTTGATCACAGCACTCCAACGACTGTACCGAATATTTCTAAGCTGTCGAGATCGTCTTTATACACATCGGTGGAATCGGCACCTTTGCCAAATCCAACCAACGACCAATGTTCACGCCGATGTAATAGCCGGCGAACATCCGGTCGACCCCACAGGATGTAGGCATACGTTTCGCCATCCACGGCTTCGTTGAGTCTGCACTGTGTTACGTCGACCAAAATCACCGCGTGACGCTCGATTTTCGGCTCCATCGCCGGCGTAGGATTGATCGCCCAACGAACATCGGTGATGTGTGACATACCGATTTTTTTTTGCACTAGGAACTCAGGCAACAAGATTCGCGCCGGACCGTCTGCGGGACCGAACCCCGGCAACCGTTCGAGAGACACATGGCCCGCAGGCACTTCATCATCGTGGTGGCCGCTCAAGATGTAATAGACGTCAGCCCCGTGCGTGGAGATGTCGGCCAGGTAGTCCACGTTCGGTGAGGTGGTGCCATTCTCGTACGCCAGTTGAGTCCGTCGGCTGACCCCAACCAGTTCCGCAAAATCCTCCTGGCTCGCCCCCAGGCGAACACGCTCCTCCTTGAGCCTGGTGAAATAGCTACCCGCGATGTGCATAAATAATCTCAAAGTGTGTTGACATGTGCAGTTATTTGCACAATGATTAGCTCCATATCCACAATCTTGCACCATCTTTCATCTATGTCCAATGCCGACGGCCTTGCCACGAAAACCCCGGCCCAAGCCAAAGCCGATCTCGATCGTCGCGGAATCCCCATTGCTGCATTTGCCCGCAAGCATGGGTTGCACTACGGAACGGTCTGCCAGGTGCTTACCGGCGCGAAGAAAGGGCGCCGCGGCGAAGCGCACCGCGCAGCGGTCCTGCTAGGCATCAAGCGGGGCGTTGCCGGCAACGTTGTCGATATTGCTATCGAGGACCTGCTATGAAATCCACCCGCGGCATGAGCGTCACTTGTCCGCACTGTGGAGGGGCATCGCTGACGCGAGGATCCAAGCAACTGACGCCCATTTACCGAGAGCAAACCTGCGTTTGTAAGAATCCAATCTGCGGGCACGCTTTCGTCGTAGGAGTGACAGCGCTGCGCACCTTGTCGCCCAGTGCCATGCCTAACCCCGACGTGCGTCTGCCCTACTCCACGCACGTCCGCCGACGCGAACTGACGGCCAGCCTACGAGAGTCCTCCAATGTCACCGCATGATCACGCCATTACGGCCGCACGCCGATTTATGGCAGCGCATCAGGCCGAGCATTTAGCCGTCGACCAGCATCGCCTACTTAATCGCTGCACTGCGCACCTGGTCGGAACTTTCTCGATCTCGCGCGAATCTGCGCGGATGCTCGCAACGCTGGCCGAGTCACCGCCCACCACCGTCGTCGAGTAACGACTTCCTTTTCACCTTCTACGGACCGGCCGGAAACGGCTGGAACGGGTTTGCATTGCCTGAATTACATGACCTTGACAATTCCACCCGCACAAGGCAATGTCCGCTTGAAGGAGCGTAAGAACTCCGAACGCAGCGGAATCCGCACCCGTCAGCATTGCGGATTTTTTGTGCCTGACGCTTCTACGTCGGGAGGGCGACGGATACAACACCCGCAAGGGGAAGAAGTCCGCCGACTGCGTTCGGTTCTTAACCTCCCGACACCCTTGGGCAGGCGCGTAAGAACGTCTCCCCGAGGTCCAACCTCAAACGCAGGAGACGTCCCTATGGCGCACAACGCCCGGCCGCCGGCTGTCGCCGGCTATCTGATTCCCGAAGAAGACTTCAGCCGCCTGTTGCGCATGCGCACCGTGGCCGAACTCCTGGCGCAACTGAGCGCCCGCGACCACGGTGACATCACGGTGGATCATCTGGCCGCCGTCGCCGAATACCTGGTTGACGATGCGCGCTTGCTGATTGAGCGCTCGCGCATCATCCGCGCGGTGAATGCCGCTGCTGCCGGGAACTGCTGATGCGTGCGGATCTGCACGCCGAGATCACCCGCCGCCTGGTGTCCGATTTCGGTTTCAAGGCACGCAAAAAATGGTTGCAGTTGGGCAAGTGCCCGGAGTGCGGGCAGAAAGAGTTCTATGCCAGCGAGGAAAGTCCTTGGCTGATCCGTTGTGGCCGCACCAACCATTGTGGCGCCGAACGCCACGTCAAAGAGCTCTATCCCGATCTGTTTGAGAATTGGTCCGAGCGTTTCCTGCAGACAGAGCAGCAACCGCATGCGGCCGCCGAAGCGTACTTGCAGCATGCACGTGGCTTCGACCTCAAGCGCCTGCGCGGGTTGTTTTCGCAGGAGTACTACCGCGACCCGGTGCGCAAAATCACCAGCGCCACCGTGCGCTTTCCGTTGGCGTGTGGCAGCTGGTGGGAACGGTTGATCGATCGCCCGGAACGCTTCGGCAAGATGAAAGCCCGCTTTGCCCCGGGCAAAGAACGTGCGGGCTACTGGTGGCAGCTGCCAGACAGTCGCGACGATGCGGAAACGCTGTGGCTGACCGAAGGCATCTTCGACACCATCGCGCTGGAACACCACGATGTAGCGTCACGGGCACTGCTGTCTTCCAATAACTATCCAGTGCATGCGTTGGAAGCATTGTCCAAAGCGTGCCGCGAATCCGGGCGTGAGCGTCCTGCCTTGGTGTGGGCGCTCGACGGCGATGCTTCCGGCCGCAGCTTCACCCGGAAATGGGTCGAACGCGCTCGCGCGGAGGGCTGGGATTGCCAGGCCGCGCAGATTCCACAACACGGCCGCGGCAAGATTGACTGGAACGACCAGCATCAACGCGGCCGACTGGCCGAGTCCGACCGCGAGGAATACTTGCACCAAGGCGCGCTTCTCATCGCCGAATCAGCGGTGGCCAAAGCGCTTCTGATCTACAAGAAGCGTGAACGTCGGGAGTTCCACTTCGGCTTTGATAAGCGCTTGTTTTGGTTTCGCTTCGACGAAGCCCGTTACTCAAAGGCCAAGGAAGCGCTGGAAGACAAAGACACGGGCATGACCGAGATCGAGATCCGCGACCAAGCCTTGCTGGAATCGGGCAGCGTCTCGCAAATCGCCAATTGCTACCCCACCGTCCTGTACTACCAGGCCAATAAGATCACTGACGAGGCTTGGTACTACTGCCGCATTGAGTCCCCGTACTTCCACAAGCCCATCAAGAGCACTTTCACCGCCAGCCAACGCACGGTAGCGGCCGAGTTTAAGAAGCGCCTACATCACGTCGCCACCGGTGCCATGTGGACCGGCAGCCAGCAGCAGCTGGATCGCATCCTGCTGGATTCGGCCAAGATTCTGACGGTCGAGACCATCGACTACATCGGTTACAGCCGTGAGCATCAGTGCTACGTGTTCGGCGAACTGGCGATGCAGGATGGCAAGCTATCGAAACTCAACGAGGACGACTATTTCGAGCTGGGCAAGCTGTCGATCAAGACACTCAGCCAAAGTGTGTCACTGTCGATCAATACCGACCGAAGCGACTACCGCCGCGATTGGCTGGATCTAATCTGGCAGTGTTTCGGGGCCAAGGGCATCGTGGCGTTGGCATTCTGGGTGGGCTCGCTGTTCGCCGAGCAGATCCGCGAGACCGATAAGAGCTATCCCTTTCTGGAAGTCATCGGTGAAGCGGGCGCCGGCAAATCCACGCTGGTGGAATTCCTATGGAAGTTGCTGGGCCGCGCTGACTACGAAGGCTTCGACCCGAACAAGTCGACCCACGCCGCGCGTGCGCGCAACTTCGCCCAGGTTTCGAATCTGCCGATCGTGCTGATTGAGAGCGACCGCGAAGAAGACACCAGCAAGGCCAAGGCGTTCGATTGGAATGAGTTGAAGACCGCCTACAACGGCCGCAGCGTGCGATCACGCGGCATGAAGAACAGCGGCAACGAGACGTATGAGCCGCCATTCCGCGGCAGCATCGTCATTGCGCAGAACGATCCAGTAAGTGCCAGCGATGCCATTCTGCAGCGCATAGTGCATTTGTCTTTCGACAAGGCCGGGCACTCTGCGGCAACCAAGCCCCTGGCGGAAAAGCTGGAACGCATGCCGATGGAGCAGGTATCTGGCTTTATCCTGGAGGCGACAGCTCGTGAGGCCAAGGTGCTGGAGGTACTGGCGGAAAAGCGCGGGCAGTACGAAAACCAACTGCTAGCCTTGCCAGACATCAAGAGCGTCCGCATCGCCAAGAACCATGCGCAGATGATGGCCCTGGTCGACGCACTCCGACAGGTGGTGACGTTGACGGACGAACAGCATGCCGCTACTCAGGAGCTGCTGGCGGAGATGGCAAAGCAACGCCAGCAGGCGATCAATGCCGACCATCCGCACGTCGACACGTTCTGGGAACAGTTCGAGCATCTCGACGGCCGTCAGACGGGCGCCGGGACGGACAAGATCATCGAGCTGGATCACAGCCGTGATGACAAGCTCATTGCAGTGAGCCTCGTGGACTATGAAGCCGCGTGCACCCGCGTCGGCATCCGCCCGCCCTGCGACATGGCCGAACTGAAACGCCTATTGCGGACGTCGCGCCGGCGTCAGTTTGTGGCGACCAAAACCGTGAATTCCGCCTTGACAAGCCGCTCGGTCAAGTGCTGGGTGTTTCAGATGGAGCGGTAAACCAGCGGGCCCTGGGGCACCGTTGACGCGGTGCCCCAGGGCCTTCCACCTACGAGGTCTTAGGAGACATTCAATGCAAACAAGAACCGGGGAAACCCCCAGCACCATCAGCACAGCGCAGGCATCCGGCACCGGACCCGCGGCGGAGGCTAGCACATACCTGTATCACCCTGATGAGCTTGCGGAATATCAGGCAGCAAATATCGACACCTTAGAGGCAGACCTTGGCCGGGCACATGCCTGTGCCGCCTCCGCCAGAGCTCACGCCCGCTGCGTGCTCGCCAATCCATATTTGGATGAATCTCAACGTCAAACGATCGCTGCGACGTTCCAAACAAATCTGGAGTTCTGGACCCAATTTGCGGCCGAGCTTCGAAAGCGATTGGCTCTGCTACGGCCGCAAGCACAAGTCGAAACATCCGAACCGGTGGCCATCATCGTCATTTCTGTTCAGCGTGATCATATCCAGCAAACGGCCAAGCTGCAGATGGGCGGCACTTCAACGGTGACGCGCCACTGGGACCGCGTGGGCGCGCATTCCTTCCAGTCTGCCGACCGGAATGACTGGGCCGAGTTCGAGGAACGCATTGGCGTGGAACTGGCCGAATACATGGATGGATTGGGCCTGCCCATGAAGGTGGCCGACATGCTGCCCCGCTCGCCCTCCGCGGACCGCAATGCAGCGGCCAAGGCCGCGCAGGAGGTGCGTCGTGGTTAATTGTCTGCTGATGCTAATTGCGCCTGCGAAAGGCGGTTGGATGACTTCCCGATTGTGGTACGCCCGATCCCACCGCACCGGGCCAAGCGGTACCGCTGTGGGCCAAGTGCCCGTGCAGATTCCTCAGCACCCACAGGCCGTGCGGCGGGGGACTGCCCGATGAAATACCCCATCACGATCGAGATCGACAGCAACCAACTACCAAACGTCACTGATTGCCATCTTGCAGAGCTCTGGCATGTGGCACAGGCTAATCCCGCTCCCATGGAAGATCACGCTGCCGGCGACGTAGTCGAGTACATCGGCCGCGAGATCATCCGCCGATTCCTGAAAGAAACGGGGCCGTCCCTCTGGAATCACCAAGGCCGGCACGCGGTTTGGTGCGAACTGCAAGTGCTGCGCGAAGGGAGCAAGTCATGACCCAGCGCCAGATCACGCACATGATTCCGGTGCCCGGCTGCGAAGCCGGGCACCCGGCACGCCACATGCTCGACCACCGCGGCTCCCATGCCGGCGGCGGCCACTTCATCGAATGCCGCTGTCGCCAAACAATGCGCCACGGCGATGCCGACGCTGCGCTTGCGGATTGGTGTCGATTGAACCACTTCCCGCACCAGTGGAGCTCGAAACTGTGCGCGCCGGTGGTGCAGCTTCCCTTGCCGATTGCAGGAGGGCGCCGCGCATGAACGGTGGAATTCTTCAAGCTGTCGAGGGGCGGCCTGTAGCCGAAGTTATTGAGGTTGCCAGTTATCCAAATTCGTTCAAAACGGTGAGTTGGCTAGATTCGGTTCCCGTAGGAACAAAACTCTACGTTTCGCCAGCCGGCAGCTATCCGACCAAAGTGTACCGGCTCCGCCCCGATATGGCGGCAGCTACGGCGTTCGATTTACAGGCGGGCGCTGGTCGATGACCAGAGTCCAAAAGCACCCCACAGTACCCACGGCGAGCGACCGCCTCCTTACCTTCGAGCAGCTGTCGGACAAGGTCGGCATGAAACGCACGGCCATCTATGCAGCCATCAATGCCGGCAGCTTTCCGGTGCCGGTGAAGATCGGCAAGCTGTCCCGCTGGGTAGAGTCGGAAGTCGAGGCCTGGATCGCGACCTTGAAAGAACGACGCGCCGCGGCGTAGAGTTACTGCCACGGGGGCCCGCATGCCACATAGCCAGGAAGAGAAAAACAAGCACCACTTCGTTCCGGTGGTCTACCTCAAACGATTCTGCATGCAGAACGGCCAGCTCCTGGCCTATCGGAAGGATTATCCGAATCGGCCTAAGTCGCGCCATCCAACCCAAGTTGGCTATGAGCAACACTACTATCGCCAACCGGCCGAAGGCGGCGGCTGGGACAACAATTCGCTTGAAGATTTTCTAGGAAGGTCCGTCGAGGATGGCTGGAACCGCTTAGTTAATTTCCTGCTAACTCGATCACCGCTCACCCCTGACCACTACAACAAGCTGGCCGAGTTTATCGCTGCCCAGTACGCGCGCGTTCCCAGCACGCGCAACGCCTTCGAGAGACTGCTTTCAGAGCGTCTACACCATGAGCTGCGGTACAACGTTGCTACGGGGCGCATAAAGCTTCCAGAGCCACCAGAAGAACTGGCTCGGAAGGTGGCTGACTCATCAACAGGTGATATTGTCGATCAGCTTTGCTTCTCCATTGATCCTCACAGCTCTATACACGCAATTCCTTCAGCGATGCTGGAAGTAGAGAAGATTTTCAACAAATCGACATTTTTTATCGTTCACAACACTAGTTCGGTCCCGTTCGTCACAAGCGACAACCCAGTCATTTGGTTCGATCCCACCACGCCCGACGACCGTCTACTTCCCTACGTCCATGCGCCCGCCGGGCATGCTCTACTACTCTTTCCCGTAACTCCCTGGTTGCTCGTGTACGGGGCAACTGGGCACGACACGGAACATTGGACCCACACTGAACTGCCCAGCGCTGATAGCGTCCAAGCAATCAATGCGATGCTGTGCCGCTTCGCCCACGAGTACGTCTTCGCGAATTCGCGACAGTCGGAAGCATTGGTGCAAGCCCACGCCGCGCTATCGCCAACGATGCGGACCCACATGGTGCCAGGCCCCGGCGGAATGCCGGTGATGTTCTGGCATTGGGTCTTCGGCCAGCGATGGTCCAAACCAAAATGGGAAGATGGTGAGCCGGAGGCAAAGCTACAGTAGAGGCTGCTTCTCAGTAACCGCAGAACTTTGCCCACGCCGCCATCAGCTCGCGGCGTTTCTTCAGCAGCGACCCGCGCCGGTAGGCTGCCTCCACTTTGTCACCGATCGTATGCGCCAGAGCCGCTTCTGACACGATGTTGGGGAACGCTGTCGTCTCGGCTGCCCAGTCCTTGAAAGTTGACCGGAAACCATGAACGGTGAATTGGTCGAAACCCATGCGCTCCATCAGCGCGTCCATGGCACCGGTCGAAAGATGGGGCTTGCCGCGGCCACCGGGGAATAGATACCCGGTTTCCGGCTGCCCCTTGATCAGCGCGCGCACCGCCGGCACCAAGGGGATGATGTGCTCATTCCCGGCCTTCATACGTTCGCCGGGCACCTTCCAGACGTCGCCCTCGATCTCCGACCGATGTGCTGTCACGACCATGCCGGTCCGGGCCGCAGTGAGGATCGTCAGATCTAGCGCGCGGGCGTCGTTACCCGGCCTTGCACGGAGCTGCTTCATGAACTTGGGTAGCTCGGTGTAAGGCATTGCCGGGAAGTGCCTAACCTTTTTCAGCTTCTCCGGTTTCGGTAGGAGCTTGGCCAAGTTGCCGCGCCATCGGGCGGGGTTGTCTGCGGTGCGCTGTTTGTTCGCGGCGGCCGCATCGAGCACAGCCTCAATGCGCTGGCGGATCCGAGTGGCGGTCTCTGTTTTCTCCGCCCAGATCGGTCGAAGAACCGCGAGCACGTCCGGCGTATCGATCTGATCTACGCGAAGACGGCCAAGAGTCGGATAGGCATAGGTGTCGAGCGTATTCGCCCATTGATCGGCATGCTTCGGGTTTTTCCAGCTGCCGCGGTGTTCCTCAATGTATGCCTTGGCGGCGACTTCGAAGGTCGGAATGCCGGCTGCCGTCGCACGTGCGGCCTTCCTAGCCTCGATTGGGTCTGCGCCCGACAGAAGCGCCCGACGCGCGTCACCGGCCGCCTCACGCGCTTGGGCGAGGCTCAGTGAGTGAAATGGACCTAGCCCCATCTCCCGCAGCCGCCCGTGCCTACGAAACCGGAAAGCCCACGACTTGGTATCGGCCGCGATCCTCAAGTACAGGCCGCCACCATCAGAGTGATACCCAATCTTGGTGATGGTAGCCACCTGACGCGCGTTCAACCGGTTCAGCGCTCGCGCCAT